ATGACACTTATTACCCCGGAAGAAGGGTTTGCCGAATTGGAAAACGTGGCCCGCGAGGTCCGCGAAGAGCTTCGGGAAGCACGAAAAGATTTGCAGGATCTGAGGCAACGGGTCCGCGCCGGGGAAGTCGGAACGGAAACAGAGGGCCTGAAGATACTCGCATATGTGAGATCCATGTTGAAGGCTGCCAGCGAAACGGAGGCGCAACTTGCAAAAGCACAACGAGACAGAGCCGGAATTGTCCGGGATTACGCGATCGATTTCGACGCCGCCCGATCTGAGATCGGGTGCCGCCTGGATCGCTTGCGCAGATGCTGCCGTGAGGAATGAGTTCCTGAACGATATGACCGAGGGAGAGCTTCTGGCTCTCCCTTACATTTTCGAGTTCTGGGCGCTGGACCATCAATTGCCGCCGGTGGGGGATTGGCGGTCCTGGGTCATTCTGGGCGGGCGCGGCGCGGGCAAGACGCGCGCCGGGTCCGAATGGGTCCGGTCCATGGTAGAGGGGTCGCGTCCGCGCGATCCCGGCCGGGCGAAACGCGTGGCGCTGGTCGGCGAAACTTTGGATCAGGTGCGCGAAGTGATGGTGTTTGGTGAAAGCGGCATTCTGGCCTGTTCACCCCCGGACCGACAGCCTGAATGGCACGGTGGCCGGCGCACGCTGATCTGGCCGAACGGGGCCGAAGCGATGGCCTTTTCCGCGCATGAGCCTGAATCGCTGCGCGGGCCGCAATTCGATGCCGCCTGGGTGGATGAGTTGGCCAAGTGGAAACGCGCGCAGGACACCTGGGACATGCTGCAATTCGGTTTGCGTTTGGGGGAGTGTCCGCAGCAATGCGTGACGACGACGCCGCGCAATGTGGGTGTGCTCAAGCAGTTGTTGAAATTGGACTCGACCGTTGTCAGCCATGCGCCCACTGAGGCGAACCGTGCCAATTTGGCGGATAGTTTTCTGGCCGAGGTGCGGGCGCGCTATGCCGGGACGCGGCTGGGGCGGCAGGAACTGGACGGCGTGTTGATGGAAGACGAGGAAGGCGCGTTGTGGACGCATGCCGTGCTGGATGAGGTGCGGATCGACAAGGCGGGCGCGTTCGACCGGGTGCTGGTCGCGGTCGATCCACCGGTCAGTGGCCATGCGGGCTCTGACGAATGCGGGATCGTGGCGATCGGTGTGAACATGCAGGGGCCGGTGCAGGATTGGCGCGCCGTGGTGCTGGAAGATGCCAGCGTGCGCGCGGCCAGCCCGATGACATGGGCGCGCGCCGCGATTACTTGCATGGAGCATTGGGGGGCTGATCGTCTGGTGGCCGAGGTCAACCAGGGCGGCGACATGGTCGAACAGGTGATCCGGCAGGTCGATCCGTTGGTGCCGGTGACGAAGGTTCATGCCGCGAAAGGCAAGATCGCACGGGCCGAGCCTGTCGCGGCTTTGTATGAGCAGGGGCGCGTCAGCCACCTGCGCGGCCTTGGCGATCTGGAGGACCAGATGTGCCGCATGACCTTGCAGGGCTATCAGGGCAAGGGATCGCCGGACCGCGTGGATGCGCTGGTCTGGGCGTTGACAGAGGGCATGATCCAACCGGCGGCGGGCTGGCGCAAACCGCAGTTGCGCGCGCTTTAGGGGGTGCGAACGCAGTGGTTAAGCGACCTTAACCATTAAAGCCTAGATTGGTTTCAACGGCGGCGGGCAACCTCGTCAGACTGACAGCAAGACGGACAGACAGCCAGAGTGGCAGGCAGGCAGGACGGGCCGCGCGAAACAGCGTGATCCGAGGGATCGCGGCTTGTCTGCACGGCACAGGTGAAACGAGGAGCATCACACGATGGTATTTGATTTCATGCGCAAGAGCCAGGCAGTATCGGCCCCGGCAAAAGCGCCTGCGGCCCCCGAGGCCAAGGCGAGCGCGGTGGGTCGGGTGATTGCCATGCAGGGCAATGGCCGCGTGGCCTGGAGCCCGCGCGACACGGTGTCCTTGACGCGCACAGGCTTTGCCGGCAACCCGATCGGGTTCCGCGCGGTGAAGCTGATTGCCGAGGCCGCAGCGGCCTTGCCGTTGGTGCTACAGGACGCGGAACGACGCTATGAAAGCCATCCGGTGCTGGCGCTGCTGTCCGCGCCGAACCCGGCGCAGCGCCGCGCAGAGCTGCTGGAGGCGCTTTATGGCCAGATCCTGCTGTCGGGCAATGGCTATGTCGAGGCGGTGCAAACCGATCTGGGCGAACTGGCGGAACTGCATGTGCTGCGGTCTGACAGACTGTCGGTGATCCCCGGACCGGATGGCTGGCCTGTGGGGTACGAATACGCGGTCGGCGGGCGCAAGCACCGGTTTGATGCCACGGGGCCGGTTTCCCCCATCTGCCATATCAAGAGCTTTCATCCGCAGGACGACCATTACGGGCTTAGCCCGATGCAGGCGGCCGCGATGGCGCTGGACGTGCATAACAGCGCCTCGCGCTGGTCCAAGGCGCTGCTGGACAATGCCGCGCGGCCTTCGGGTGCGATTGTCTACAAGGGCGCGGAGGGGCAGGGCAGCCTTGCGCCGGATCAATACGATCGGTTGGTGAGCGAGATGGAAAGCTATCACCAGGGCGCGCGCAATGCCGGGCGGCCGATGCTGCTGGAAGGCGGGCTGGACTGGAAGCCGATGGGGTTCAGCCCCTCGGATATGGAATTCCAGAAGACCAAGGAAAGTGCCGCGCGGGAAATTGCGTTGGCCTTCGGGGTGCCGCCGATGCTGATGGGGATACCGGGTGATGCGACCTATGCAAATTACCAAGAGGCCAACCGGGCGTTCTATCGGCTGACGGTTCTGCCGCTGGCAATGCGGGTGGCCGGGGCGCTGAGCGGCTGGCTGGGCGCACATATCGGCGAGACGTTCGAGCTCAAGCCCGACCTGGACCAAGTGCCTGCGTTGAGTGCAGAACGTGATGCGCAATGGGGTCGTGTCACAGCGGCCGAGTTTCTGACCGTTGCCGAGAAACGGGCCATGTTAGGTCTGCCCGCACTGACGGAGGACGAGGCCAATGGCTGATAGCCGAGGTCTGCCATTCGACTGCGCGCCCTCGTTGAAACTGGAAGCGCATGAGCGCATGGCGCGGATGCAATTCGAGGCAGCAAATCGACGGATCGACAAGATCGAAATGTTGATGGAGCGGCTGGAACGACGGTTGTGGCTGGCGGTCTATGGCGTGGTGGGCGTGATCCTGGCACAGGCGGTACAGGGCCTTCTGGCGGCGGCACCCTGATCCGGGTTTTCGAGATGATGGAAGGACAAGACATGCAGACGGACTACGGATTGGAACAGAAATTCTGCCGTTTTGAGACGGAAGTCTCGGTGACGGATAGCAGTCGCATCGAGGGTTACGCCTCGCTGTTCGGAGCCTGCGATCAGGGCGGTGATGTGGTGGAGGCGGGCGCGTACAAAGCATCTCTGAAGCGCATGCTCGAGGAACGCCGCGCGGTGAAGATGCTGTGGCAGCACGATCCGGCGACGCCCATCGGGATCTGGGACGAGGTGCGCGAGGACGGTCGCGGGCTGTTCGTCAAGGGCCGACTGCTGGACAGCACGCAGAAGGGCCGTGAAGCGGCGGCGCTGATCGCGGCGGGGGCCATTGACGGGCTTTCGATTGGCTACCGCACGCTGAAAGCCACGAAGAATGACAGGGGCCAGCGGCTTCTGACGGAACTGGAGCTTTGGGAGGTCTCGCTTGTGACGTTCCCGATGCTGCCCAGTGCGCGCGTGGCGGCCAAGGGCGATGCCCCGGCCGAAGCCATGCTGCGTGAATTGGCGCAGGCGCTGGAGGGCGCGCGCCGCAACCTGGCGCGCGACTGACGCGCCACGCCATCACGGGACCAATGCCATGAGCAAGACCGAGACGACCTCTCGGACCGGGGAAGATCTGTCTCCGGTCACCCAGGTAAAATCCGCAATCGCGGGTTTTGTCGGGGATTTCAAAACCTTTCAGGACGACATGTCCGCACGGCTTCAACAACAGGAAGAGCGACTGACCATGCTTGATCGTAAATCTCACACTGCCTACCGTCCCGCACTGGCCACTTCGGCCGATGTCGAGGTGCCGCACCAGAAGGCATTCAATGCCTATTTGCGGTCGGGCGATGACGATGGGCTTCGCGGCCTGGAATTTGAAGGCAAGGCGATGTCCACAGCCGTCAACGGCGATGGCGGCTATCTTGTCGATCCGGTGACTTCTGCCTCGGTCAATTCGGTGCTTGCGACCACGGCATCTATCCGGGCGATCGCCAATGTGGTGAATGTCGAGGCAACGTCCTACGATGTGCTGATCGACACCACAGAGATGGGGGCGGGCTGGGCGTCCGAAGCCGGGCCTTCGACCGAAACGGGCACGCCGATTGTCGACCGCATCGCCATTCCGCTGCACGAGCTGTCGGCTCTGCCCAAAGCGTCGCAGCGTCTGCTGGATGATGCCGCATTCGACATCGAGGGCTGGCTGGCTGGCCGGATCGCCGACAAGTTCGCCCGTGCCGAGGCTGCCGCCTTTATCAGCGGTGACGGCAATGACAAACCCACCGGTTTTCTGAGCCACCCCACCGTCGACAATGACGTCTGGAGCTGGGGCAATATCGGCTATGTGCCGACCGGTGCCGATGGTGGGTTTGCAGGCGCTGACGCGCTTATCGATCTGGTCTATTCGCTGGGGGCGGAATACCGCGCCAACGCGACTTTTGTCATGAACTCCAAGACCGCCGGTCTGGTGCGCAAACTCAAGGATGCCGATGGCCGGTTTCTGTGGTCTGACGGACTGGCGGCGGCAGAGCCTGCGCGCCTGTTGGGATACCGCGTGCTGATTGCCGAGGACATGCCCGATGTGGGTTCGGGTGCCGATGCGATTGCCTTTGGCGATTTCGGCACTGGCTACACCGTCGCCGAACGTCCAGATCTGCGTGTCCTGCGTGATCCGTTCTCGGCCAAGCCGCATGTGCTGTTCTATGCCACCAAGCGTGTCGGCGGCGATGTCAGCGATTTTGCCGCGATCAAGCTTCTGCGTTTCGCCGTCTCGTAAGGCGCGGCGGAAGAGCGGCGGGGCAACCCGCTGCCCTGGCGCGCGCCGGTTAGGACTTGCGTTGTCCAGCTGCTCCCCTCCGTCCGAGCAACGTGAGTGGCGCGCGCCTTTTTTGCCGGAAAATGCTCCCGCGGAGGGGCAGGATGTTTGGAGACGATCCATGATGTTGATCGAAGAAACCACAGTGCCGCAGGCGGTGCTTCCGATTGCCGGATTGCAGAGCCACCTGCGGCTGGGATCGGGCTTTGCCGAAGACAGCTTGCAGGACGGATTGCTCGAAGGTTTTCTGCGCGCGGCCCTTGCGGCTATCGAAGCGCGGACCGGAAAGGCGCTGATTGCGCGTGATTTCACCTGGACGGTGGAGCGTTGGAACGGTGCCGGTCAGGGCTTGCCGATTGCCCCGGTCAGCGCGATTTCGCAACTGTGCCTGGTTGGGCGCGACGGCCTGCCGACAGTGATCGAACCGGGCAAATACCGTCTGGTGCAAGACGCAGTGCGCCCGGTGCTTGCGTCGATGGGCAGTTGCCTGCCGACGATTCCGCATGGTGGTCATGCAGAACTGAAACTGACCGCCGGCATGTCGCCCGACTGGGATGCGCTGCCCGCCGATCTGGCGCAGGCGGTGATGCTGCTGGCTGCGCATTATTATGAATACCGCGACGAGACCTCGCTGGGCCGCGGCTGCATGCCTTTCGGCGTGACCAGCCTGATCGAGCGTTACAGGCCGCTTCGCATCGGCCTGGGGGCAGACCAATGAGTATGGTCGAACTGAATCGCCCGCTGGTGCTTGAGGCACCGCTGGTCACGGCCGATGGGGCGGGCGGCTACGACGAGGGCTGGAACGCGCTTGGCACCCTTTGGGCAGAGGTCAAACCGCGCAGCGGGCGCGAAGTGTCCGGACCTGCATCCTCTGCCTCGGTCATGGGGTTCAAAATCACGGTGCGCGGTGCCCCGGTGGGTAGCGTGATGCGCCCGCAAGCGGGACAGCGGTTCCGTGAGGGCACCAGGCATTACCGCATCGAAGCGGTCAGCGAGCGCGACCCGCGTGGCCGGTTCCTGATCTGCTTTGCCGAAGAGGAGGTCGCGGCATGAGCTATGCGCTTTCCGCTCCGCTTCAGTCGGCGGTCTATGGCTGCTTGCTGGCAGATGCCGGGGTGCAGGCCGCCGTCGGCGCGCATGTCTACGACGCACTGCCATCGGGCCGGGTGCCGGATCTTTACGTCACGCTGGGGGCCGAGGTGGTCCGCGACAAATCCGATGCCACCGGTGCCGGGGCAGAGCATGATCTGACGATCACCGTCGTCACAGGCGCTGCCGGGTTCCAGCAGGCAAAGGAAGCCGCCGCTGCAATCAGTGATGCGCTGAACGATCCCGCGCTGACACTCAGTCGCGGGCGATTGGTGGGGATGCGGTTTCTCAAGGCGCAGGCGGCGCGTGTGGGAACCGGAACCATCCGCCGCATCGACCTGAAATTCCGCGCGCGCGTGGAAGACAACTGAACACTATCAACGGAGTAAATGCCATGGGTGCCCAGAACGGCAAGGACATGCTGATCAAGGTGGATCTGACCGGTGTCGGCCAGTTTCAGACGCTGGCGGGGCTGCGTGCCACGCGGGTAAGTTTCAACGCCGAGACGGTCGATGTGACTTCTTTGGAAAGCTCGGGTGGCTGGCGCGAATTGCTAGGCGGCGCGGGTGTGCGGTCGGCCTCGCTTTCAGGGTCAGGTGTCTTCCGTGATGACACGACGGACGAGCGCGCGCGACAGATCTTTTTCGACGGCGAGACGCCTGATTTTCAAGTCATCATTCCGGATTTCGGCACGATCGAAGGCCCGTTCCAGGTGACGTCGATCGAATATGCCGGTTCGCATAACGGCGAGGCAACCTACGAACTGTCCATGGCGTCGGCCGGTCAACTGACCTTTACGGCGCTGTAAGGCCATGACCAATCCGTACAGAGGGGAAGTCGCGCTGGAGATCGACGGGGTGCAGCACCAGCTACGCCTGACTTTGGGCGCGTTGGCAGAGTTGGAAGCCGGGTTGGACAGCGGGTCGCTGATGGATCTGGTGGCCCGGTTCGAAGGCGGCAAGGTCAGCAGCCGCGATGTGCTGGCGCTGATCGTCGCCGGGCTTCGTGGCGGCGGTTGGCAAGGGCGTGCGGGGGATCTTCTGGCCGCCGAGATCAGCGGCGGCCCGTTGGCGGCGGCACGGGTCGCGGCAGAGCTTTTGACCCGCGCCTTCCTGCCGCCGGAGGAGATCGCAACGTGAGCGCGCTGGACTGGCCGGCGCTGATGCGTGCCGGCTTACAAGGGCTGGGTCTGCGTCCGGCAGAGTTCTGGGCGCTGACACCTGCCGAATTGCGGGTGATGCTGGGCGAACGCCCCGGCGCGGCGTCCCTGGGGCGCGATGGGTTGGAGGCGCTGATCCGCGCCTATCCGGACAGTCAGGAAAGGGCAGAAGATGTCTGACAGAGACACAGCGGAAACGCTGGAAAATCAAGTGGATGCGCTGGAAAGTTCGTTCGCATCCGCGGCCGGAATGGCAGCCGGTTTCGACGCGGAAATGCGCCGCATCCACCAGACGTTCAGCGCCACCGGCAAAGGTGTCGCGGCGTTGGAAACCTCGTTGAGCCGCGGTTTGAAGGGCGCAATCGACGGGGTTGTGTTCGACGGGATGAAGCTGTCGGACGCGCTGGAGAGGGTCGCCAACTCCATGATCGGCACCGCATATAACGCGGCTGTTAAGCCGGTGACGGATCACGTTGGCAGCCTGATCGCGGGCGGCGTCGCGGGGATATTCGGCGGCGCGTCGCCTTTTGCTGACGGCGCGGCCTTTGGTCAAGGACGGGTAATGCCTTTCGCCAAGGGCGGGGTTGTCACCGGGCCGACAAATTTTCCGATGCGCGGCGGTACGGGGTTGATGGGAGAGGCCGGGCCGGAAGCGATCATGCCACTGACACGCGGCGCGGATGGCAAACTGGGCGTACAGGCGCAGGGAGGATCCGGGGCAACAACGGTGGTGATGAACATCACCACGCCGGATGTCGATGGGTTCCGCCGCAGTCAGGCGCAGGTCGCCGCCCAGATGAGCCGCGCGTTAACCCGCGGTCAACGCAACCGCTGAGGAGGATGTCATGTCATTTCACGAAGTCAGATTTCCGGCCAGCCTGAGCTTTGGGTCGGTCGGCGGCCCCGAACGGCGCACCGATGTGGTGACATTGGCCAACGGGTTCGAGGAGAGAAATACGCCTTGGGCGCATTCCCGGCGGCGCTACGATGCCGGATTAGGCCTGCGGTCGCTGGACGATATCGGCGAGCTTATCGCCTTTTTCGAGGCGCGTCAGGGGCAGTTGTTCGGCTTTCGCTGGAAAGACTGGGCGGATTACAAAAGCTGTCGTGCGTCGCGGACCGTTCGGTTTGACGATCAGGTGATCGCGCGCGGTGACGGTGCGACGGTGACGTTCCAACTGATCAAGCGCTACTGGTCGGGGGACAGCCATTATGACCGCCCGGTTACGAAGCCGGTTCAAGGCTCTGTCCGTGCGGGCGTGCAAGGTGGTGAGCTTTTTCACGGTGTGCATTACGAGGTCGATGACAATACCGGCCTGATCACCTTTGCAGAGCCGCCGCTGGCCGAGGGCGAGGTGACGGCCGGGTTCGAATTCGACGTGCCGGTGCGGTTTGACACAGACAGTATCCGCACAAGCGTCGCCAGTTTCCATGCGGGCGAGGTGCCCGACGTACCAGTGGTGGAGGTGCGTGTCTGATGACGTTTCATGAGGGGTTGAAGACGCATCTGCAATCCGGATGCACCACCGTTGCACGCGCCTGGAGCGTTACGCGGCGTGATGGCGTGCAGATGGGCTTTACCGATCACGATTGCGATCTGGTCTTTGGCGGAATGGTGCATCGTGCAGATACCGGCCTGACCGCGCGGGCGCTGCAACAAAGTACCGGTCTGTCGGTGGATAACAGCGAGGCGATGGGTGCGCTGTCGTCGTCGGCCATTTCAGAGGCGGATATTGCCTCGGGGCGGTTCGACGGCGCGGAAGTGTCGTCCTGGCTGGTGAATTGGGCGGACACGGAGGAACGGCAATTGCTGTTTCGCGGCTCACTGGGCGAAATTCGCCGGTCCGGCGGCGCGTTCGAGGCTGAGTTGCGCGGGTTAAGCGAGGCGCTGAACCGACCGTTGGGGCGTGTGTTCCAAAAACCGTGCTCGGCCGTTTTGGGCGATGGCTCCTGCGGCTTCGACGTTTCGACGCCGGGCTATTCGGTTGAGGCGCATCTGATCGACGTTGAAGCGCGACGGATCTTCCGGTTTGCCGATACTGGCAGCTTTGATGCCGGCTGGTTCCAGCGCGGAAGCTTTGAAGTGCTGTCGGGATCTGCAACGGGGCTTAAGGGCGCGGTGAAGCGCGACAGGTCCGACGGCGATCTGCGCATCGTCGAACTGTGGGAGCCGATGCGGGCAGACATTGCCTCTGGCGACAAGATCCGCATCATTGCGGGCTGTGACAAACGGTTTGAAACCTGCCGGTTGAAATTCGCCAATCAACTGAATTTTCAGGGCTTTCCCGACATACCCGAGGAGGACTGGGTCATGGTGCATCCATCGGTCGCCACGGCGCAATCCGGCGGGAGTCGGCGGTGATGTCGGTGGGTTCGCAGGTGGTGACCGCAGCGCGCGATTGGCTGGGAACACCGTACCGGCATCAGGCCTCGATGTGCGGCGCGGGCACCGATTGTCTGGGCCTTTTGCGGGGTGTCTGGCGCGAGGTCATCGGACCAGAGCCTGCAATCATTCCGGCCTATACGTTCGACTGGTCGGAACCGCAGGGCGAGGAACGTTTGTGGGCTGCTGCCCTGGCGCATCTTTCGCCAGCCGAGCCCGACATGAAGCCCGGCGACGTGTTGCTGTTCCGGATGCGGAACGGGGCGGTCGCCAAGCATCTGGGCATCCTTTCGGAGGCAGGCAATCTGCCCGCCTTCGTTCACGCGTATACGGGGCACGGGGTGGTCGAAAGCCCGCTCAGCGCCCCCTGGAGACGTCGCATCGTGGCGCGTTTCCGTTTTCCTCTGGAGGGATAATCTCATGGCGACGATTCTGCTGTCGGCCGCGGGTGCGGCGCTTGGAAGCTCTGTCGGTGGAAGCCTGCTGGGTCTGTCGATGACGGCCGTGGGCCGGTTTGCCGGGGCGACGCTGGGTCGGGCCATCGACCAACGCCTGATGGGGCAGGGATCGGAAACGGTAGAAACCGGCCGCATTGACCGGTTTCGTCTGACAGGCGCGGGCGAAGGTGCCCCGATTGCGCAGGTCTACGGGCGTATGCGGATCGGTGGGCACCTGATCTGGGCGACGGAGTTTCAAGAACACGTCACCACCAGCGGCGGCGGCGGTGGTGGCGGCAAGGGCGCGCCACGCCAGCCCAAGATGAAGTCGTTCAGCTATTCCGTCAGCCTTGCGCTGGCGCTGTGCGAAGGCGAAATCACCGGTGTGCACCGCGTCTGGGCTGATGGCGCGGAAGTGCCGTTGGGGGATGTAACGATGCGCGTTTATCCCGGCAGCCGCGACCAGTTGCCCGATCCGGCAATCGCGGCTGTTGAAGGCGCGGACAATGTTCCGGCCTATCGTGGCACCGCCTATGTGGTGTTCGAGGATCTTGGGCTTGAACGGTTCGGCAATCGTATCCCGCAATTCAGCTTTGAGGTCACGCGCCCCGATCAGGACAAGAACGATCCCGCCAGTGTGGCGCATGGGATCAGCGGCGTCGCGTTGATGCCCGGAACCGGCGAATATGCGCTGGCCACTGTGCCGGTGCATTTCAAATATGGCGGCGGCAAGGCCGCGATTGCCAATATCAACACCGCCTCGGAACAGCCTGACCTGCTGCAATCCCTGGACATGCTGGAGGCGGAACTGCCCAACGCCCGTTCCGTGTCGCTGGTCGTCAGCTGGTTTGGAAACGATCTGCGCTGCGGTGCCTGCACCGTGCGCCCACGCGTGGAGCAGGACGAGTTTGACGCCGGTACGATGCCCTGGGGGGTTGCGGGACAGACGCGCGCGACCGCAGGCATCGTGCCGGAGGTGGAGGGCCGGCCGGTATATGGCGGCACGCCATGTGATACCTCGGTTGTGCAGGCCATACGCGAGATGAACGAGCGTGGGCAGGATGTGATGTTCTATCCGTTTATCCTGATGGATCAGCAGGCCGGAAACACTGTGCCGGATCCTTGGACGGGGACAGAAGGACAGCCGCCGTTGCCGTGGCGCGGACGGATCACCCTGTCGGCGGCCCCCGGTCAGGACGGATCGCCAGATGGAACAGTCACCGCCGATGCGCAGGTCGCGCAGTTTTTCGGAACGGCGAGCGCTGCTGATTTCTCTGTGGGCCAGGGAAAGGTCGGCTATTCCGGTCCAGCCGAATGGGGATTTCGGCGTTTCATCCTGCATTATGCGGCGCTATGCGCTGCGGCGGGTGGCGTATCGTCTTTCTGTATCGGATCGGAAATGCGGGGGCTGACGACGATCCGTGGCAGCTCTGGCTATCCGGCGGTTGCGGAGTTGCAGGCACTGGCGGCGGAGGCGCGCGACCTTCTGGGGCCGGATTGCAAGATTGGCTACGCGGCTGACTGGTCGGAATATTTCGGCCATCACCCGCAGGACGGCACCGGCGATCTGCGCTTTCATCTGGATCCGCTTTGGGCGGATGACAATATAGACTTCATCGGGATCGATAATTACATGCCTTTGTCGGATTGGCGCGACGGGCATGACCACGCGGACGCAGAGTGGAAGGCGATCCACAATCAGGATTATCTCGCGTCGAATATCGAGGGCGGCGAAGGCTACGACTGGTATTACCCGTCCAATGAGGCACGAGAGGCGCAGCGGCGCGAGCCGATCACCGATGAGGCCCATGACGAGCCATGGGTCTGGCGCTACAAGGACATCCGCAACTGGTGGTCGAACCCGCATCACGAACGGATTGCGGGCGAGCGGCAGACCCAGCCCACGGCCTGGGTGCCGGGGTCGAAACCGATATGGTTCACCGAATATGGCTGCGCGGCCATCGACAAGGGCAGCAACCAGCCCAACAAGTTTCTGGATCCAAAAAGCTCGGAATCCGCATTGCCGCATTATTCGGACGGTCGTCGGGACGAGTTGATCCAGCACCAGTATCTGCGCGCGATGCAGGGATACTGGCGCGATCCGGCACATAATCCCGTGTCCGAAATTTACGATGGCCCGATGATCGACATGGATCGGGCCTTCGTCTGGGCCTGGGATGCGCGGCCTTATCCGTGGTTTCCCGCCAACCGCGCCTTGTGGTCAGACGGGGCGAACTACCTGCGCGGGCATTGGCTGAACGGGCGATCCTCGGGGCGCAGGCTGGCCTCTGTCGTGGCAGAGATCTGCGAACGGGCAGGTTTGCGGGATTATGACGTCAGCGGGCTGCACGGGTTCGTGCGTGGCTATGTTGTGCCGGATGTCGCGGCGGCGCGCGGCGCGTTGCAACCGCTGATGCTGGCCTACGGGTTTGACGCGGTAGAGCGGAACGGCCTGCTGACATTCGTGATGCGGGCGCAGAGCAAACCGCTGTCGCTGGGCCACGAAGCACTTGCCGAAAATGCGGAATTTGAGGGCACGGTAGAGCAGACCCGCGCCGCAGATGTGGAAATGTCGGGACGAGTTCGGGTGCGGTTTCTACAGGCGGATGGCGATTATGACACCGTGGCCGAAGAAACAGTATTGCCCGACGACACCACGCATTCAGTGGCTGAAACAGAGCTTGCCCTGTCGATGACCCGTGCCGAAGGACGTCAGACCGCCGAGCGTTGGCTGTCCGAGGCGCGCCTGTCGCGGGACGCCGTGCGCTTTGCCTTGCCGCCTTCGCGGATGGATCTTGGCGCTGGCGATGTGGTGGCGCTGAACGAGGATGGCGCGCTATACCGCATCGACCGGATTGAACATGGCAATGGTCAACTGATCGAGGCCGTCCGGGTTGATCCCGATGTCTACCGACCGTCTGAATTCCCCGATGACCAAGTCAGCTTGCGCCCGTTCACCGCGCCGGTTCCGGTCTTGCCGCTGTTTCTGGATCTGCCGCTGCTGACCGGTGATGAGGTCGCTCACGCTCCGCATCTGGCGCTGGCGGCTGATCCTTGGCCCGGAACCGTTGCCGTCTATGATGCCGTGAGCGACGAGGATTACGGGCTTAACCAGATCATCGCGGCACAATCCAAGGTGGGCCTGACAGAGACACCGTTGTTTGCCGCACCCGCTGGACGGATTGACAGAGGCAATGCCTTGCAGGTCAAGCTGACCTCTGGCGCTTTGCAAAGCATCAGCGATGCGGCGTTGCTGTCAGGCGCGAACATGGCCGCAATAGGCGACGGCACGCCGGGCGGCTGGGAGGTGTTTCAGTTTCGCGACGCAGAGCTGTTGGACAAGGACACCTGGCTGCTGTCTCACAGGTTGCGCGGGCAGGCGGGCAGTGACGGCGTCCAGCCGACTGTCTGGCCCGCCGGATCCTGGGTGGTGATGCTGGATGGCACACCGCAGCAGATAGAACTGGCAACAGCGACACGCGGGCTGGCGCGGCATTACCGAATCGGCCCGGCAAAGCGCGGTTATGACGACCCCAGCTATGTCCACGAAGTGCACGCGTTCGAGGGAGTTGGGCTGCGGCCCTACCGCCCTGCGCATCTACGGATTTCGGCGTCAGACGGCGGCTTGGCTGTAAGTTGGATCCGGCGGACCAGAACCGATGGTGACATTTGGGAAACGCCGGAAGTGCCCCTTGGCGAAGAACGCGAAGCCTACTTGCTGCGGGTGCTACAGGGCGAGACGGTGCTGCGCGAACACACATTGGAAACACCTGCCTGGCATTACAGCGCCGCGGCGCGGGCACAGGACGGGCCGGGGGTGACAGTCGCGGTCGCACAGCTTTCGGCACGTTTCGGGCCGGGACCATTTGCGACGGTGACGACCACGACCTGA